AGTTGTTGTATTCTTCTTTGTTGAAGTCTCCTACCCCTAAAACAAAAGCCGGAACTCCTAACATCCCAGCTACTGTCTTCTTATCAATTTCTACTGACTCATTCAGAGCAATGTCATTCAAACTTAATGGCTTCACTTGTTCCACTTCCATCAAGGCATCAGGAACAATCCAAGGTTCACCAGACTGACTTGTTGTCAAGTATTTCTTAGCAATTTTCTCCCGCCCCTCAACAGTTCCAAGCTCTTCACTGGATGAGTCCACCTTCACGATGAGACTTGGAACGTTCTTTCCGTTCATGAAGCCCTTCTTGGTCTGTGTAGCCATGTTCAAATTGCGTACAATGTCTTTCAAGGCCAATCTAAAACCGGTCCCAATATAAGGCCGGTCTGGATCAGGATTGATGGCAAAGTGGACCACTTCATCTGGATTGAAATCTGTATCCCTGAAATGGATCATGTATGTTAGATCATTACTTTTGAACGACACTTCAGACATCGGGAATGGTCTGAGATTGCTGATGTAGTCAGTCATGGGGTCATATTCCACATGTAGCACAGAATTCCCATCGCCAAACAGGAGTAAGTCCCTGACAATCTTGAAGATCCATGATTTTCTTGTCATGTGATCACAAGGGTTGATGTCAATCTTACGGGCTAACCCGTCCTTGATTCGTACATCACCGGATTCTGTATTTTCCATGAGCTGGATAGTCATGTTTGAAACCATGTCAGCAATTTTATTGACTGCCATGATCACATCTGGATTCCTTGCTAGTGGAATATAGCCATCGCCGTCATACATGATGCCCAGATCTGAATTCCCAAAGCTTGTGAACATCGTCTGAGACTTGCCACGCTTGAATAATTTGTCAAAGATTCCCATTTTTCTCACCTCCTTTCTATCTAATCAAAGTAAGCCATCACATTCTTATTCTTACCAAGGTTAGCAAGTGCCTGAATACAAGCGAAAACACTCGCATCAAACAAGTCAATTCTTGCTGTACCGCCATCGCCATCAAGTTTTTCATACTGGACCGCATCATCCACTTTCTCAATGGCTCTGACATTGCTGACACAGTATTCATAAGCGTCCGAATGTACATAATAAAATTCTTTATTCTTCACTTTCAATTCAATTCTTCTGAATCCCTCTGATTTCAAATAGAATAGCTGAGGCTGGTCAATCATTTTGAATTTAGCCTGCTTCATTTTGAGCATGAACTCTCTACCAAACTTTCTATCCATACCGACAGCAGCAATTTTGAAGCCCTTCTGTCGCATTTCTATGAACCATTTAACAATATCATCATAGAGAACCGTTGGAGTGTTGCTCATGGTCAGCCATCCATCTGATTGCCACCCAAATAATGGGATGCCATCATCATTGGCTTTT